CGCCGCGATGATCTTGCGATGACGCACCGGGACCGTGCAGGCGGATGCGATGACGAGGATTTGCCATACGTCAAAGCGGACATTCGAACAGCTGAGGCGGTGCATGTGATGATATTTGATCTAAAGCCCATTCACCGGTGGGCGATTCAAAAAAAGTGCAGCGTACTCACAGTGTGGCGGTTTCCAAATGCCGATTACCTCAAGGAATTGGCGGAGGCTGAGGCGATACTTGTTACCAAAATGAAGCTGCACTCAGATACGCGAAATTATTTTGATTGCGCCACATTTTGAACATGTTGTGCCTAGCCGCTGCACGCACCGGCTAATTTCGGCTCATTTTGACTGATTTGACATTTGGTAAATCCAGGGCTATATTCCGCTCAAGTGCTTGAAATCACGAGTAAACAGCGGAATGTCACCCCGATAGTTTTGTGACATTTTTTACGCCTGCAGTTTCCTCAATGGGGAAAGGTGGGATTGCCAGAAATGGCTATCCGCTCGGCTGTTTACGAGATTTCAACACCTTAACCCCACCCCTTTGCGCTTGAAATCGCTTCCGGTGGGCTTCTCTAAGTCTCAAACAGGAGTCAGTCATGGTTGCTACTTGCATCCCCACGCCCGCACCGCGCCAACCCGTCCCAAATCTCGCCGCAGCACAGGAAATTTACGAAGCCTTGATTGCACGGCTTTGCAGTGTTTCTGCGCCTCTCGCCACCCCCGCCAAAATCGGAGTTGCAGCATGAGCGACCCTACAATTTTCACATTTGAGAATCACAAGGTCCGCATTGTTCTGATCGACGGCGAGCCGTGGTTTGTTGCTGTTGATGTGTGCAAGGCATTGAATCTTGTAAATTCCAGAGACTCACTGAGGTCGCTAGACGACGATGAAAAGGGTGTAGGTTTAACCGACACCCTTGGCGGAAAGCAGAACCTGTCTATCATCAGCGAGTCCGGCATGTACACGCTGGTCCTGCGCTGCCGCGATGCCGTCAAACCGGGAACCCTGCCACATCGGTTCCGCAAGTGGGTGACATCCGATGTTCTGCCAACGATTCGCAAGACCGGAAAGTTTGACGCAGAAAAATATGTGGATGTGCAGGCGCTTCTTTTGTCCGGAGGTTCCAAGCCAACCTTGCCACTTACTGATGACCTGAATCAAGCCTTGGAGAATAAATCGTTCGAGATGGCACTTGAATCATTTAGGTTGTCAAAGCAATATCTTATCAGGGCGATTGCGTACCGGTGCGAGTATGGCGCCCCACGTCAGCTAAGCAGTGAGCTTGCGAGTGACATTATCGCAAAAGCAACTCTCGGCAACGCATTGGCTCATCACTATTATGAGGAAATAGAATCGTGCGCAAGCTATCTTCAAATGGTCAGAGAGAGTGCTACCGAAGCAATCAAAAGCCTTGAAGGAAAAATGACGGCAACATAAAAGTGCCGAAGAAAGGATTGTTGCAACTTATTTTGTTAAAAATATTGCACTGTGCGTAAACACAGTGTATATTTATCTCCATGGGTGGTTTCGCACGCCCAGAGAATTGCAACTTTTCAGATAGAACTGTGTAATGTCGTAAGCCCCGCACCTTAACTGGCCGGGGCTTTTCTGCGTTTGTAGCTCAATGGTAGAGCCGCTGCCTTCCAATCTTATGACTGCGATTCGATTTTGCGCAGATGCCCCAGAATCAAGCTAGTGACAGCTCCAGACTCTTGCCGAGTGCGCCTAGCGCTTCTTCGATGCGGTCAACCTTTGTCGCGTGGCCCAGGTCGATCAGGCGATTGACTTCCTGGCGCGTAGTATCAAGACGCCGGGCAAGTTCACTTGGCGTTACTTTCTGCGCCAGCATCTCATTGAGCAGCAAGACTTTGCTAGAGACGCTGGCAGGAAGTGAGATAAGACGCTCGCCGCGCTTTGCCTTGGATGGCGGCGGAACAGGGCGGCTGTCTTCAAAGTAGAAATCCATGGACGCCAGAAGTGCATCGGCGGCCATTGCTAGTGCCTCTTCCTCAGTATCGCCCTGAGTAATTGCCTCTGGGATATCGCGGAAGGTAATGACAAAGCCGCCATCTTTGGTGTCGGGCTCAAAATGTGCAGGGTATTTCATAGTTAATCCTTTATCTGCTATCAGGTAATCGATGCGGTGAAGCTGTTGCGGGGATAGCCCCTTTCGGGGCATCCTCACTTTAGGTTGAGTTGTTTTTTGATTCCGTTGACTGTGCCAGTTTTCATCTCGCCAGCATGTCTCGGTATCACTGTTTGCTTGCCGTTCAGATAGACCTTCAAGTGGTTGCTGCCTTCCTTGAATGTCGCCCCTTGTTCTGCGAGCCACCGTACAAACTCTTTCTGCTTCACCGCACCTCCTTTCGTTGTTTGATTCAGTAAGTACAGTGTAACCAAAAATGTTTGCATCATCAAGCTATTTGTAATCATTTTTGATTATATTTAAAGAGTCTCCTCCTCAGTCGCAAGGCTGACTTGCCCATGGTCGGAATTCCGATAGTGGGATTTTTTACATGTGCAGGGCGGTTCCTTCGGGTGCCGCCCTTTTTCGTTTGTGCCGCGGATAGGCTGGCCGGCCGACAATCGCGCGTCCTGGGCGCGTTGCCGCAGTCATTCATTCCAGGCGTACAGGGGCAGTAAATGAATGATCTGATAAGCATGAGCGACCTGGTAGCACTGGCCGGCGATGAGCTGATCACATACTCGCGCAAGGTAGCCAAGCACTTCGGAAAGCGGCACTCGGACATCCTCCGCGCCGTCAAAAACATGGAATGCAGCACCGGTTTTCGTGAGCGCAATTTTGCGTTGACGATGATCGATGTGCGCGGACCCAAGGGTGCAACGCGCCAAGAGCCGGCCTACACGATGACGAAAGACGGATTCATGTTCGCCGCAATGGGCTTCACTGGCACCAAAGCAGCCGAGCTCAAGGAGGCGTATATCGCCGCCTTCAATGACATGGCCGGTCAACTGCGCAACCAAAGCGCTGATCTATGGGCGCAAATGCAGGCGTTGATCTCGAAAGAGGTGAGTTCGCAGGTTCGCGCCTCGTTCGGCTCGCATCTGATGCTCAAGCGCAAGAAGGAATTGCCGAGCCTGCGCGAAGAGCGCGGATTGCTCGAAGGGCAGTTACAGCCCAGCCTCCTCGCGCACTAAAGATTACGGTTGCCCTCCGATGCAATACCTTGACTGGAAACCGCCAGGGGCGGGCCGGTTGGCAAACGTAATGCCCGGTTATTCACAAGGCTATGCACAGAATCTGTGGATAAGATTTCACCCGCAGGCCGGCGACTCGGGAATAAGCCCGGCAGGGGCGCACGATATGGAAGCTGCTTCCTTCTCTCGGTGCAATGCCGATCCTGGCAGCGCGGGGCGCTTCAACCTTTTGATTATTGGATAGCAGCATGGCGCGACCTTCAAAACTGACCGACGCGCAATGGGAGGCAATCGGCAAAAGATTGCTGAACGGCGAATCGGCAGCGGCGCTCGCCCGTGAGTACAAGATCAGCAAGGCGTCTATTTCGGTGCGTTTTTCTAAACGTATCGAAACGGTCAAAACCGTTGCCAGTCAATTGGTTGCGGCTGAATCGGCCATGTCGTTATTAAACGTTTCGGAACAAATCGCAGCGCGTTCACTTGCGGATGATCTGAAAGATATATCAATGCATTTGGCTGGGGCCGCGAGATACGGTGCGGCGACCGCGCACAGGCTTTCTGGCATTGCAAACAGTAAGGCCGCAGAGATAGATGATGCGACGCCGCTGGATGATGACGGCATAAAGACGCTCAAGGGTATCGCGGCACTGACTCAGGTATCAAATGCGTCGGCAGAGACTGGCCTGAGGCTTTTGCAGGCGAATAAGGACATTATCAGTCCGGACGACAACGCAGCAACGCCTGTTGCCATATCGTTCATAACGCAGGACGCCAGACGCCATGAGGACGATTAGCCCGACGCTAAACATCCCCCAGACGCAGTTCCTTCAGCTTCCGAACAAATTCAAGGCCTATGTCGCCGGCTTCGGCTCTGGCAAGACGTGGGTTGGCTGCACTGGAATAGGCACGCATTTCTGGCAGTGGCCAGGCATCAATCAAGGCTACTTTGCGCCGACTTACCCACAGATCCGGGACATCTTCTATCCGACGATGGAAGAAGTGGCCTTCACGATGGGGCTGCGCACGAAGGTCAAGATTGCCGATCACGAGGTCGAAGTCTACCAGGGGCGCAAGTATCGCGGCACC